CCTCTAGGTATGGAGTCAATTCAATAGTCCACGTTTGTTTACCTGATCCAATAATATATAACCAAAAACGATAGACATAGAGATTAATACTACTATTGAAAATATAGTTAATTCACTCATATCATACCACCTTTAACGTTTATCCAATAATTTAAACAATAGTCCAAGTGTTCTAAATTCTTATTCTTCTTTTTTATCTGTTCTGCCATTATTAATCACTCGTAACAGTATGTTATAAACCTTCTATTTCATTGCGTACATCTATTATATTGATAGGTATCTGCTGCCAGAATTTCCATCTGTTGGTCCAGAATGGTATCTTGAATCCCTTTATGATATTTCCACCTATGCCTATTTCTATCATGACCTTCATTTCCAGTCCAGTCAGTAGAGTTTTTTTACAAAGTGGTCTGATTTTTGATACATTCACACGTACGATTATAGAGTTTATATACTATGATTTTATAGTCACATCATGAGTTTTAAACCATTCAAAAAGAGTGAAGACTTTGTAAAGGCTGTAAAGAAATGCCCAAACCATGCAGTGCATAAGCGTCATTGCGTTGACTGTGAAAAGGTTTAAATAAGGGTTACACTTTATAGATATTGGTCTTCAGGGATTACCCGATGCGTATCGTAGGTATGAGCGTGGATGATACTACAACTGCTCTCCAGACGGTAGCCCTCTTAGGCCTCTTTTTTTATAAATAGAAAACTTTTTATACTACAGCCATATACAATAGTTAGTTAACTAGGAGTGAAAGAACGTAGATACGTCATCACTCTATTGTTATTTCTTTATCTATGTTTCTTTTCTGGTTGTAAAGTCTTCTATAGTATCCATAGCACTCTTCACTGCACATGGTTCTCTTTCCAGTGCCGTCCAGGTTTGTAAAGCACATGAGGCATTCATGGTTCTGTCTTCTGCCCTTTAGCATTCTCTGGAATACCTCATCTCTGCAGTTCTCACTGCAATACTTTTGTGCATTGTCAGTTATCCTTACTCCGCAGTTATTGCACTTTATATCTCTATTACCTCTTATCCTTGACCTGTAAGCACTCTGTGCCTTTACTAGCATTACTCCTCGTATGATAGTCCTATGAGTATCACATCTGATCTGTCTGTTGTCCCTAAGCTCGGTGTTACACATTGCGCATATATAGTGTCTTACACGTCTACACTCTGAGCATCTTAGCCAGTGGCCATACGCAATGTTTGAGCATTGAAAGTTGTTACAGTATTTGCTATCCATACCTTTATTACGTAAGATTCTCGAATATAAGTGTTTTGAGGTTCCTACACTTATTCTCAATGGCAGGCGTTGCAGAGATGCTATGCGATGAGGATGACAAGGTGCTACAATTAGATCAGTTGGATTTGTTTGGATTTGCTGAATATTATGGAGTAACTGAAAGATATAATACATTACAGCAATTGATTAAAAGGGCAGTAGAGTTGGAACCAGGTTTTGACAAGATAGTAATTCATGATTTTGCAGAGTTAAAATATCACTTTCCTAACAACAAGGTATTATTCATGTTTCATGGAACCAGACTCAGAGAGATGCCTCAGTCAGAAGTTGACAAATATTCAAAGTTCCCATGTTATGTTACTACAAACGACTTGCTTTTAATTATGCCTAATGCAGTATACCTTCCTGCACCTGTAGACCTGGAACTGTTTGCCAATGATAATGGTACCGAATTTGAAATAGAGAAGAAAGGTCAATGGCTATGTATTAATAGATCACACCAAGTGGATTATATTAAAAAGAGAATTATGGAGAAATATCCTGATATAGAATATATATCAAGGGATAAGGATGGTATAATTGATTATGAAGATATGGCAAACTATTTGGATCAGTATACTGATTATGTGGATTGGAAGTTTGACTATTCAAAACCTGAACCAAAAACAGTACCTGTTCCTTCGTGTACTGGACTTCAGGCACTTTCAGTAGGGTGCAGGGTATGGGATCACAATGGGATGCAGTTGTCAAGGCATTTACTGGTTATACATGACAGGAACAGAGTAAGGGAGAAGTTTAGAAATGAGAAGGTATAATTAATGCGTACCCGTGGACCAGAACTTTCCAAAAAGTTCCATGATTATATTTTCAACCAGTGGATGTTTTTCAACCTTAACGCATATCAGATTACCGAGAGGATAAACAGCGATACAGAACTATTATCAATGTTTGGAAAGACAACCCCTGCAGGAGTTCACTACCATATCGTACAGATAGAGAAGGATATGGAGAACACAATATCTGAGGATGCCATGGACACCTACATAGGAGAGTTTCTCAGGGCAAAGACTGGGCTTGAGCAGGACGTGGCAACCATACAGGAGATCATGGATGACGAGCGAAAGAAAGGGCTTGACGTAATGGACAAGGAACTGTTCCTAAAGTACGCAAGGTTCAAGCACGAGATAAAGATTGACAAGTTTAAGTTACTACAGGATTCAGCACTTCCGTTACAGGTAAAAAAACTGAAACTTGAAAGACAAAAGTATAGGCCACAAAAGGCAATCCCTGATGTAATATCCACGTCAACCGTAGACATAGAGGAAGAGTTGGATAAACCATACCATATAGACGGAGGCAAAGATGGGTCTAGCGAAGAATAGTACGCTACAGCTAATAGCGTCAGCCACAAGCAGGGACACGCCTATCGTACCGTTAAAGTTCTGGTGTGGGGATTCACTGTGCAAGGATGAACACTGCTGCTACTGGCACTTTGTATTTTATCCGTTTGGAGGTCCAGAGAGGGACGGCATCCATCATCCCGTGTATGACTATGAGCAGCAGATCCTTGACAAGATGTGTATGGAGGATTTGGAGGAGGACAGGCCTGCAATACCAAAGACATTCTGCGTATACAAGGCAACAGGGCTTGGACTTACAGAGTTCGTACTCTTATGGATACAGTGGAAGTGCCTTACCGATCCCTGGTACTCTGGAAAGGAAGCCATTGTGATTACGGGACCAAACGTAGACCTTGCGCAGGATCTCATACTCAGATCGAAAGGTTTTTTAATGAAGAAAGGACTGGGATATGTAGACCATGGCGCATACGAACTCGAAGTTAACGGCGGAAGAATCAAGTGTTATCCCTCGAATAACATCCATTCAGCTAGAGGTAAACCAAAGATTAGTCTCTTTTTTGGAGATGAGGCAGCTTTCTTCAAACTTAGAGATGATAGCATTGTTAGAACCGTCGGAGAGAGATATATTGGAAAGTCAAATTCATGGGTTATTTGGGTATCTACTGCGGGAGAAGAACCGAGTGGCTTTTTTTACGACATTATGCTCGAACCTTCCGAAGGAGCAGAGAAGACAATATATGAAAGATTCCATTTTTATGTTGAAGCAGGTCTTAAAAGGGATAAACAAACTCATACTTCAATCTTCAACGAGCGGTTTTTAAATGAGGCAAGCAAGGCAAGATCCTACGAACGAGAGTATCTGGGAATATGGGGTAAAAATGTTGGTGATATATTCTCTCCTGAAGGAATTGAATTATGTTGCAAGGAAGAATACACATGGGAGGAAAAGGACGACACTAATGACAGGGTTATTGGGATTGATCCTGGATTCGGTAGTTCTGAGTTTGGGATCTGTATTACCCAGAAGAGGAAAGGTAAAATATCGGTTATTTATGCTGAAGCATTTGAACGTGCAAGTTACATAGACATAGTCAATAAGATAAATGACCTTTCACAAAGGTTTAAGACCAAGAGACTGTTTGTGGACGGATCATGGCCTGAAGGAATAAGGGATCTTAGGGACAAATATAAGATGAACGTACAGAGTATCAACTTTAACCAGTACGGGGAGAAGATGCTAAACTATGCTGCAAATTTAATAGACTTTCAAAAGGTTGAGATACACCCAGTGTTTAAAAAGTTGAAACTCCAGATAATGACAATAAAATTTAATAGTAAGGGCAGTACGGACAAGACACGGCAGAACCCGTTTGACCTTGGGGATGCGTTCCTGCTGTCATTATACTATTACAAAATGGGATCAGGTACTCTTGCAGGGATAGGTTAATATAGAACATATCCTAGTATAGAATATCCAAAAGATAACGAATAGATAGGAGATAACAGCGGAAACAAAGGTGAACTAGAGATTCCTAATTAACGATTAGGTTGGAGCGAATGGCTGAGGGAAACCAAAGAGCGCCATCTCCAATGGTGGAAAGTATCACACTAGAGCCGAATGGACACAACTCCTATTTCTTTCTTTTCTTTGCCTTTTCTTCAAGTTTGGCAAGTTCCTTTGTAGAAAGCGTCTTTGGTAATTTTCTGTCATTCTTTTTAGCCTCAACCTTTACAAACGATGCCACAAAACTCTTGAACTGTCCTATTGTAACTATTGGAGTAATTCCGTGCATCAGTGCTATATAGGTAACCACGTTTGGGTCGCCGTTTGTCCTTAACATATTCATACATTGCTCGTCACTGTAGTATGCTCCCCAACGCACTATCTCGTAGCAGTGCTTTTCAGTCATCTCGTCAATCCGTCCGTTACGAATGGGCTTGTTCGGTTCAAACGGTGCAGGAGTATGTACAGCGAGCAATACTTCTATTTATACTTTGCTTAGTATATAAATCATGGTTTTATACCTAAAACTGGATCAGAAGACATGGGCATCAGGTGACTTTACATCAAGTGCGACCTATGACCTATCAGGGACTATCTATGACGACAACGGATTCGCAACAGTAAGGGACATCTCAGGCTTTGTAGGGACTTTCAGGTTGATAAACCAATATGGAGACTTACTTTTCTCCACTACTGCAGGAATTACACTCAGTGCAAACGGAACTTTCGCAGTTGCATTTACAGCAGGACCGTATGTTTCAGGACTTGTATATGCAAGAATGTTGCTTGAGGTATCTGGCAGCAAGATTACTGCAGTCGGAGTAAACGGATCCGATGAATTGTTTATAGAAAACAACTAAATTACTTCTAATACTAACATTATACGATAAAACTATCATGGTTCAACCCATTATTCACTCAAATGGCACTGCAATCTATCCAAAAGGCGCAGTTTTACCCAAAGTTATGCCAATTAAGGAGAAATATGAGGGTTCTATAACTGTTTTGGAACAGTTTAACAATAAAAGTGAGGTTAACGAGACAAACTGGGTAGATGAGCTTGCACCAGACAGACCGTTCAACGAGACACTGGATGCAATCAACAAGGACGGAAGACTTGACCTTGCACTTGAAACTTATGCACAGATGATATACGGAAAGGGATTTAGGGTTGTATGTGAGGATGACGATATACAGGAATTTATAGAAGAGAAACTTTCCGCAATGAACTTTGATGAAAAACTGGAAGACGGCCTGCCTTCATACCTTGGAGGAGGAAACTGGTTCATAGAGCCAGAGCCTCATTTCTATTCAGACTTTGTAGAGCTGTCACTTCCTACAATGATGTCAGTTACAAGAAACGCAAAGGGTCACATCAAGCGATACGTTCAGCACGTCAACGACAAGGACATCACATACAAGCCAGACGAGATCATTCACTTCAAGCTTACAAACATGGCAAGGGAGCCTTTCGCAAGGGGACTGTTCCATTCAATACTTTCAGACTATACTGATCCAAGAACTGGAATGATCTACGATTCCCCACTGATCCAGATGAAGGAGATAGAGGACAACATGGTAGAGATATTCAAGGGACACGCAAACCCTACTGTCATGTTCCACTTTGAGGACGCAGGGGAACAGTTTATCAAGAATCAGGCATCGGCACTAAAGAATGCCAAAAAGGGATCAAAGATAGTTACAGACAAGGCATTTGACGTCAAGGTAATAGAGACAGGTTCCGCAGGCAAGTTTGATTCCTACATTGAACACATGCAGAGGGACATCCTTGAGCCAGGATCCAAATTTCCACTTCAGTTCTTTAACGCAGGATTTACCGCAAGGGCAGCATCAGAGAGTACGGACTCTGTCCTTATCAGAAAGGTAAAGACAATCCAGAACAGGTTTGCAAACCAGTTGAAGACACTTTTCATAATGCCAATGCTCGCAAAGAACGGAAAGAATGTAAAGATTCAAAAGGTACAGTGCTTCTTTGAGACACCTACAAAGCAGGACGCAACCATTCAGGACGTGATTACCGCATTCAGGGACAATATCATACGAAGACCAGAGGCCAGAAAGTGGTTCGTAGAGAATACCACAATGTCAAAGTTCATTGACCAGACAGATATGGAAGCAGAACCTCCTATTACATCAGTGACACCTACTGGACAGATGAGAGATTCCCCAAGCGGACAGTTTGGAGGTAACGTTGGGGATGACAAAGAAGTAACGCCAAAGCCAATTCCACAGAGAAAGAAATAATACTGTAAATACTTCTATTAGTTAATATAACTATTATTTAATCATGGCAGAACGCATAGCAGGCATGGCATTGATGCCAAGAGAATCAAGAAACGGTATATATTATGACGTTGAAGAACTAAAGAAATTTGACGGTATTACAGTTCCATTAAGGGTAGAACATGGAGGACCAGAAAGCGATATAGGTTCAGTCACATTTCAGTTTGATGAGGTAAAGGGACAGGTAAAATATGAGGCAACTGTTACGGATAAAAAATGGCAGGAAATTTTGGATAATGAAATGTATCAGGTATCAATAGGTGCAAAGATATTGGAACAGCGACAACTCTGCGATGAGATGAAAAAGAAATGTTTAAATAGTCCAGTGCTTGGAGAGATACTTGAACTCTCAGTAGTAAGAACTCCTGGCATACCAGAGAGTACCATGACAGTAATAGAACACAATGTTGATACATTGGTTATAATGGAAGACCAGATACAATACTCAATTCCACAACCTGAAAACACTTCCAATATACCTACCGAACAGAATCAAGTCATGACAAACGATACATCTGAAAAGAATGTAAACGAAAAGGTCAAAGTAACTATCGAAACTGATGGTGAAGTAGAAGTAGGCAAAGCAGAAACCAAAGCAGAAGTTGCTCCTGAAGTGAAAGCTCCAGAAGTAAAAACTGAAAAAGTGGATGTAGTCGCCAAAATTGAAGAGTCCAACGCAAATACTCTCAAATCTGTCATCGAGACAGTATCAAAAATGTGGCAACCAAAATCAGAAGTCGCAGAATCAACAAGTCCGCAAGGATATGTAGAGGAAGCATTTACTGACGAAACCGCAAGAGCATTTTTAAACAAAGTGTTTGAAAACGGTTATGGTAGACTCATTATTGATAAAGAGGGTTGGATCGAAGCACACACCGTAGACAAAGGTGTTACAGGTGCAGGAAGTGTTCAAGAAGCAGTTTCAACATCTGGTACTATTCCAGGTGTAAAGCAACGCTCTAACATTGCAATTCAATTAGGTGCAAAAACTGCAATTAGTATCAGACAATACGGACAATTTGAGGCACTCCCAGTAGGAGTAAATACCGCAAGATTTTACCGTATTTCAGTACCAGATGCAGGCGCTATTACTGAATCACCAACAACCGACATTACTGCAGCAACTCACACACTCACATCCATTAGTGTCAATTGTGCCATTAGAGGATGGAGACAAGTCGTTGAAAAGGCAGAACTAGAAGACTATCCTGCAACTTTCCTTAACGCAGTTAGAGAAACAGCAAGATTGGAATCCATTAGAGATGAACACAAACTCATCGTACAGGATCTAGCATTTACTGATCACGACTTTGGTGGAGTTACCACAGCACCTTACCACATTGGAGGTTCTGATGGTGTAGCAACTACCACAACAACTGAAGAAGATGCTGACGGAGAATTTGATGAAGACGGTTTGACATTCGCCAAACGTTATTTAACAGAACTCGGTCAGGATACATCTCCAGGTAACTTGGTAGCCTTCCTAAGCCCAAGAGCTTTTGAAGCACTGTCTACAGCTAGCACACTTTCTGAATACACCCAAATTGGCAACCCTAGCGTTACCAAATTAGGTCAAATGGAAAGATTGTACGGTATCGACATCATTGTTACAAACGAACTGTATTCCGCCAATAACGCTACTAGAAATCTAGTCTGTGTTAAAGGTGCATCATGGGGTCTTGCTTCCCAAAGAAGTATGGAACTCGAGTTGCAAAAGACAATCGCAGGACAATACTGGGATTTGGTCTGGACACACAGAATCGGAGTTGACATTATCGACCCAAATACTTACGTTATTGTCTCCACTGTAAACGCATAGACATAACTTTCTTTTTTTATTTTACTTCTAGTTAACCTATCTCCATACATTTTATTATGGTGAATATCGAGTCACGAATACTGGATAAGCTTGACAAGATAGAGGTAAGGGTAATGGACATCTGTATAAGACTTACCAAGATGGAGATTGAATATACAAATCACATAACAGAAATGCAGAAATCACAAGATAGAAAAATAAAGAAGAGGGACGGATTACTCGCAATACTTGCAGGTGGAGTAGGAGTAATAGAAATGCTAAGATATATAGGCATGATATAGATAATAACTTTTATATAGTGTAAGAATCAGGACTGTGTATGGTTAGTAAATCTTGGGTAGTAACACTGACACCATTAGTAATCGCGTTAGCTACTACCTTAAAATCATTCATTTCAGGAGATTCATTGAATCCTACTGAACTTGAATTGATCAAATACCTAATTGGTACGTTCGTAGCAAGTGGTGCTATTGGTGCATACCTTTCAGGCAAAAAAGCAAATTAGGTCTTTATAACCTATTACACCTTTTTTTATTTATGAATCACTCAATCATAGTTATTATACTTATCTACACACTTATTCTGGTTGGAATTACATCAATGGTATTTGCAGAGCATGATTACTTTGAGCCACAGTGGTTCTGGCAGGGAAGCCCAATACTATGCCTTGTAGACATACCAAAGGGTGATCTGTATTCCACTCTTAGTGCCTCAGCCTCATGGAAAAAATCACTAAAGGATTATAACGGTGGGATAGGATTCGGCTATGTCCTAAAGGTAACTAATAATGTGGATATGACTCTTTGTAATGGATACCTTTACCAGTCAAATAACTTTACTCCAAACAGATCCACAGGGATAACTCCAATAGGACTTACAAGCTGTAACGGAATATGCACCCTGAACGTAGACAGAAACTATAATGAGGGTAAGGATTATTATAACACAGTAGTACATGAGGTAGGACATTTCCTAGGACTTGGACACAGGCTTCCATATAATACGAATGGGATAATATCCGTATTTCTTTCAAATGACGTCATGATGCCAATAGCAAAGCCAATGGTACACATAACAAATGACTCTTTGGATGCCCTGATCAGGTTTAACCTAGACCAACGGTTTATAAACTATACGTTGCCACACAATAATGAATGGCTTATAAAATAGGAGTTGGGCTAAACTACTATGACGACCTACATGGACTTATTTACCAACTTGAGGCAAAGCCAGGATATTATGATAAGGTGGATAAGATTTACCTTATTGATGGGAGGTATGCAGGCAGAGAGGATGTCCCTTTTTATAATCCTGATGAGACTTCATATCTAGTAAAGAAATACCCAAAGATCCACTATGTCCAGATGTATGACAGGAAACAGATTGACAAAAGAAACAGATACTGGGAACTTGCAGAAGAGGACGGTATGGACTTTATGTTTGTAATAGACTCTGACGAGTATTTCCATATAGAGAATACTGATTCGTTACGAACACTCGTAGACAGGCCTGAAAAATGCTTTCCAATAGAGCAGAAACATCAGGACATATGCACAATGACAAGGCCAAGACTGTTCAAGGCTCCATTCACGTTCAGACATATACAGTCAACACAGCCAAATACTGTCAGTCACGGGTCACTTTATGAGCCAGACGGTACAGAGATTATAAACGGAATGTATATGTATTTCAAGGATCATCCAAAGAGACACCTTAACACGGAACATCAGGCAGGAGTTCCAGGATTCTACTTTTTCCATGACAAGCAGTTCAGATCAAGGGAAAGGGTCATAGCAGACAGGGTGTATTATGACAGTGTTCCAGATAGATAAAAAAATCTATACTGTACCCATAGGTACACTATAAGTTGGATGCGATGAATTCGAATTCTGCCACAAAGGCGTCGTCCTTGTTGTCTTTTAGTACGGTATTTGTACCGTAATTTGAGGTACTCACAAGGTACAGGTTCTCAATATACTTATTGGAATCTCTAAACCACTGCATACCCAATGGTATGCTCATTAATTGACTCATAAATACTTCTATTCATTGTACTATATATAACTCTTATTATGACAAAATATGGCGCGACTGCCGAAATGGAGAAACTCGCATGGGGAGGAACAAAGGCAAGTACTCCTGCAGTTGTAACAACCATACAGAATGTAGTAACAGACCTTATTAACAACTCCCTTAACAGGAATTCTGATTTCTCAACAGTTCCTACGGCAATAGACAGTATAGCAAACCTTGTAGGGTCTGAGATAATAAGAAACCTTGGAGGAAGAACTCCGCTTTCAACGATGCAGATAATTGATATGATAAACGCAATGCTGTCAAACTACAAGGATCAGGCACCAGGAGATCAATCCAGATGGGGTAATGTCTGGTACACGTAATGGCAGTTACATTTACAAACCTTTCAGGAACAAGGGAAAACCTTGACAAGACAATAAGGTATTTATTATCATCAAACTGGACAGCAGCAAACATTACAGGTACAATAACTCCCATATTTGAATCGGACACCGAGGAACCTGATCAGCTTGCAAGATGGGACAACTCCTCGGTAAATACTGTAAGGATAAACCTGTTCTCAAGGGAGAGGTATAACACTGACGATTATGATGTCAACGGGGACGACAAACACGCGTGGGTATGCAGACTGATTATCAATCTTCAGGCGCAGAGTCTTGTAACGCTTACACAAATAGAGGATGAGGTCAACCGCATATTATGGGAGAACAGACCAAACGGAGGAACTCGTCTTCCAAAGAGTGGGGTATCTGCAGCAAACTCTGAGGTTGCATTCTTTGAGCTTTCAGAGATAGAGTTTGCAAGGATAGAACCTGACGGAGAAGACGACCAGATGCCTTCATCAGAAGGACAGTTAGACTGTATATACTTTAAGACAAAAACATAGATTACTTCTATTTATCTATTTATTATAACAGACTAACATGGTAGTTTCAGCACACAATGTAACAACTAAAAGAGATATAGTAAAAGAATTACAATTTGCAACAGAGGGAAACTCTGTAACCACTCCGTCCCTTTACGGAGTTACACCAAGTTCTTCAACATTTGCACTCGCAGGAAACAACACCGAGATCAATATTCAGCCAGACGTCCAACACATGGACGTATCTGTATTGGGATCAGAGGACGTAATCCATGCAGTAAAGACCCAGTCATTATACGCATTCACACTAAGAAACAATCCAATTGACCTTACACTTTGGAAATACCTGTGGCAATCCTCTGGAACTGGCCTAGTAAGTCCAGACGCATCATTATCATTCACATACTCATTCTTTCTTGGTGGTACTGAATACTATCAACACATGAGAGGTTGCAGACCAACTTCTGGTACCCTTTCAGTAAGCAGAGGTATGTGGGATCAGACCATGACATTTGTATGTAAGGACATTACAATCCCTACAACATCTACAGGTGACCCAGGAACTCCAGTATACCAGTCATCTGAAACCACATCAGCACCACTAATACACTCTGACGGTGGAGGTAGCCCATTCACATACAATGCCGTGTCATACGGAGAGAGATCGTTCTCTACTACCGTCACAAGAAACATGGCAGTAATGGCAGTCAATGGGGAGACAGACATTACATATACAAAGGCAACTGATCGTTCAATCTCATTTACAGCAGACGTGTTCTCAGGAACTGCATCAAATCAAACATCACTATATACACTATACGAAAGCAAGGATGCAGATGCAGCATCATACAAGGTCAACTCTGTGGGTCCAGTAACACTTACATACGCAAACTGTGTGCTTACAAACTACAACTTTACACATTCTGCAGGAAGCTCTGACGCTCTTATAGAGTCAATCACTGCAAGGGCAGAATCAGTTACAAACCTCAGTTAGATTTATATAGTGTTATATCCAACCCATACTATGGATTTATTCTTAAACGTAGACAAAAAGAAATGGGTTATCAAGGATTTAGAACTTCCAGTTATTGAGGACGTTCCAATGAAAGACCTTAAATGGTTTAGGGACAAAACAATAGAGGCAGAGGCAATCAAGAACGATCCAAAATCTACAGTTGTAGACGGAATAAAGTTTGACGAGGAATGGTGGGAACAGACCTGTCAGTTAGGATTAGGTAAATCAAAGGATGAGATCCTGGAATCAGGAATATCAGAGAGACAGTTTAGAAACCTTATGGCGGAGGTGTTCCATTTTTTATCGGTAATTGGAACAATAGAAGAAGCCAAGCTGTTAGGCTTATACGCAGCAGAGACAAAAAAGAAAGACAGCAAGCCTTAGAAGAGTATCCAGAACTCGCAGATAGGTTGCCAGTAATCAATTTGGTTCGTGCAGGGATAGGTACATTTACAGAGGTTTTGGCTCTAAAGGAGAAGCATGGCATGATATATCTGAACGAACTCAACGAAATACTATCTATATTAAATCAAGAGGATGAATTAGATAGGAAGAATGGCTACTAGGTTTAAAGTTGAGGGACTGGAACAGGTAAAGGCAGAGTTTAGAAAGTTTTACAATTCCCCTCAAGTATCAATACCAAGGCTTTTAGACCTTGTGGAATCACAGGCAATCTCACTGCTTAGACAGAACACCCCAAAGGATACTGGAGAACTTGCAAACTCTTGGAGAACACTTGAGAAGACTTCAACGTCACTTGAGATAGGAGTACCAGATGATCAGGAGGCAAAGCTGTCATATGTTGTAGAGGGTACAAGATTCATACCGCCAAATCCTTTTATGAACACGGTTGATATAACAATCAACCAACTTATAAGTGCAGGACTTGCAAGTGAACTGGCAAGAAGTCATAGGTTCTGGCATCCAGTAATTGGAAAAATTAACATCACATCCACAGTGGGTCTTACAGGTACTAAGTTTAACGCAAGAAGATCATTTGGAAGATCCTCACCTAACAGGCCAAAGACTGGTAGAAAGGGAACAAGGGTAAGGATTGGAAGACGTAGAAGAGTAGGTTCCATTGACAAGAAGTTCTGGAAGAACATAGGGATAGGGTAATACTTCTCTTTGTCATTTTTAGTGGAATATAGTCATGGTTGAAGCAGGCAAGATTACTCTTAGAATAGAGGTGGATCTGGCCAAGTTTAATGGCGACATGCGACAGGTTGAGGCAAGACTCAACAGCGTTTCAGGAGTAGCTGTAAAGACTGGAGAGTCAATGGAGAAGCTTGGGGAATCCACTATAACAAACGCAGTAAGATTCCAGACCATGACACAGGGAGCAATCAACCTTACAACCGCATTTACACAGACATATACTTCCATATCAAACCTTCAAAGGGCAAAGACATCACTTCAGGCTGCAGCAGTAGGTGTAGAGAGGGCATTGGATCTGCAGGCAAGAAAGCAGTTCCAACTATCAGAAGAACAGAAAAAGGCAATTCCAAACATTGGAAAGATGAAACTTCTTACAAACGAACTTGCAACTGCACACGACGATCTCTCTGTAAAACAGCAGAGGGTAAAGGACCAGGCAGATGCAGTAAATGATACATATGTTCTTTTCGCACTTAACATAGCAAACGTAGGGTTCTCTGCAATTCAGACAGGCCTGTCAATGGCAAAAATGGCATCAGGGTTTAAACTCGCAGCAGTTGGGGGTGCATTGTTAAATGTAGCCATGAGTAAGTGGACATTCATAGCACTTGCAGCAATAGCAGCATGGGAAGGACTTTCATATGTAATAGGAATATTTAACAAAGATGTAGGGGATACAATGTCAATAACAAAGAATGTGATGAAAATAATGAAAGAGTTTGAAGGTAATTCAAGTATAACACTTGACAACTATGAGAAGAAGATAGGAAATGCAACATCTGCAACATCAGGATTTGAAGAATCATGGAGTAGTATGACTAATACTGTAAAGAAGAATACATCTGAACAGAAAAGAATAGTATTATTATGGGAAAAAGAAATGGCGAAATCAGTAAATAATGTTAAATATAACCTTGATTCTCCAGGTCATGGTGGATTAACATCAGGAGGTTCACAGGGAAATTTTCCAAACGCCCAAACGGGCAATAGCACAAAAATAATATCAAGTTCAGGACAAGCAGTATTGGGAGCCTTTGTGGCTGTAGATATATGGAACGATTTAAATGGTAAACTGACATCATTAGTTAGAAACCTGTTTCCTAGTATGCCAGAGGCAAGTGCAGAACTTATGCTTACAAGTAATGTTACAGGTATAATTGTAGCAAACAAGGCTAAAAATGCATATATTAATGATGATAATAGGGCAGAATATTTCAGGGCTAATGCAGGAAGTACGTCATGGAATCAGATTGATCCTAAAGTGAAAGAGAGGTTATATGGGAAGGAGTTTCCGTCATTTTTCGGTAATGGTACAGTCATTGACATACACAAAAGGACTGCACTTTCTACTGATAATTTTACATTTGGAAAGACATTTAATGAATATAATACAGGTGTAACCCCTGCCATGGCATGGTATAGTAAAAAGACTAATGATCTTAAACTAAAAATAAGCACATTGGAATCAATGATTTCCATGTCAACCGAGGACTCTCCAACAATGGGATTAAAAAAGAACAAACTGATTGAACTTACATATGAATTAATGATTTTGGAGATGGAAGCAGAGGAGATGGCACCATTTAATTATCCTGGTAGTCTTACAGCAGATACAAGTTTTAATAGCGTAAAAACACAAATGTTTAAAGCATCATCTCCTGAAACATCAGCACGTAGGGAGGCTCATAGGAAGGCAAAGCAGGATATGCTCAAAATCAAGAGCTCTCCATTTATTTATAAGGGAGATCTAGTTACCCATTATGAAGAAATATCAGGAGGTATACGAATAAAGGAAAACGTTGGAAGGAAGGTTGCGTATGCAGGAATAGGTGGAAATATGCTTGCACAGGGCGTACTTGACGGCGCATTCTTTGGTCATGGCGAAAGCAGGATACATGGTAGAAACATTATAGACACGCCAATCATGAGAATGCTTGAGGCTGCACAGTTGGAAGATCAGAGGTTAAACGGTCCCAATGTTCCAATAGGCCATAGGACAGGTGTAGACGTTACATCAATAGGATTCAGACTTTCACATATGGGACTCAATGTTTCAGGTAACGGTACTGGAGGATTCTCACAGTCTGCGATAGCAGCAGGGGCTTCGGCATCAGGACAGATAGGAGGAGCCTCAAGGTTTGCTTCAAGAAACAGAATGGCTTTACAGAGTAGAGCGCAGAATATAGCAACTGAGGACATGAATAGGAACAAGCTTAGGAACGGAGGACGTTGGGCTGAAGGATATGGAATAGACAATCTGGCAGATCCAAGTGCCGTAATAGGGGGATATACAAGCCTTTCATCATACAGGGTTGCACAGAAGGAGGAGTTCCGACAGGCATCTATTGGCGCAAGGGGATATATTGGAGCATTCGGGGTGTCCACATTCTCATCAGGCTATGAAGGTGATGCCAATGCACAGAACTCAAGATATATAGCACAGGCTGCAGTATATGCTAGCACACTTTCAGAGGCAGGAATCTCAATGATGCAGGTGATATATGACGCAAGATCAACATCTGGAAGAGGATGGAGTAAGCCTTGGGGAAGCGGTGCGGTCAACGAGGCAATACAACAGTCAGCAACAGCATACAACCAGTTACAGTTGCAAAGGGCATCACAGATAAACATATTAAACGGAGGATTTGGACTGTCAAGTTATTTCGGATCAGGTGACAGTTATGCCGCACTTGCGATGGAAGTTGCAAGGCAGGACAACCTTATAAAACAAATAGGTTTAAATAGATCACAGGCATTTAATATTATTGACACAGACGGAAGGGGTAGAGAAGAGATAGATGATAGACTCAGATGGCATGACAGAATGAATGCCATATCAACAGGAACATCACCACTATGACCATTACTCCAAATTACAATACAAATGAACTGTCTCCAAAGGTAATAATAACTGACTATGTAGGAGCTACTCAATACACATATGAGTCAGATCCAATAGCATCAATTCCTACAAAGGATTTTTATCTTACTGACCTCACAGTTAATATAGCAGGAAATGGAGACTATGGTAATGCAACTCTGATAATAGATGACTATCAGAATCTTTTGGTAGATTCCACATTAAGAAAGGGGTCCTTAATAAAGAGACAGTGGGATATACAGATTTCATTAGGAAAGTCAGCAGGCACTCTATATAGGGTATTTTATGGCAAAATTGTTGAGGCAAGTATAATAAGAAGTGGTACAGGTCAGCAGGCAATAATATTAAAATGTGTAGGATATGGAATCATACTCAAAGAGAGAATAACAAGGATAGTTAGGAACCAGAACAAGACATCAGACGGGGTAACACTTGACGATACAGACACTAAAACCAGACTGGATAATCTTATATATGATATGTTTCAGGACAAAGATCATCAGATCGATGAGGGACTTCCACTCATAACAGGTGTCACGGCAAGCACAGATATAACATTAATATGCCCAGACTCTCTTAATATAAAGGTTGCAAACGTAAATGAGTTTGGAAATACATATGCAGGATTCATATCAAGGATTGTAGGACTGTCAAATACTGACTGGTATGTTGATGCTGACAGACAGCTTGTAGTAAGGGATGCGTCAATACATGACTCAGGATTCCTATTTACAAACAACCTTGCAGGTCTTGATGCCCAGGGATGGAGTGCTACAAAAATAGGATATTTAAAGAACACAGTGATAGGATGGTCGGATTCATCATCAGATTCAATGTATTCGTTTATACATGGATTTGGGCATTTTGCTCCTGCACTTGATAACAGTCAGGAAACCACACCAGACGCATCAGATAACCTTGATTCCGAATGGCACGCAATCCCAATAACAACCACAAGAGACAATATATTTAAAATAGCAGTAAGAATGATAAAGACAGGTACACCACCTTCGGCAAGTGAGTTTAGAATAGTAGGAGATGACGGTACAGGAAAGCCAGACGTAACGGATGTAAGAAGAACTGTAAGAATAAGCAAGGAACAGTTGCAGGCACTTGGAGTATCTACCCCTGCAGGATGGACAGAGTTTCCGATAAGACCCAGACTTGATGTTGTACCCAATGAATCCCTATTCATAGTATTTCCAAAATACGGCAGTGCCTCACACACTATCAATATTAATTACAAGTCTGGCTCAGGGGTATATTATGACAGTACGAATAATGTGACATGGACCTCAAGGACAGGACTTACTAACTTTAGGGTATACAGTGCAAAGAGACTTTTTACAACAATAGAGAATACTGTGGTATCTCAAACATTGCCAGAGCCAAGAGAAAAGCTGTTTCCTATTAGGGCAGACCTGGAAGAACAGACAGTAAGGCAGACACTAATACAGGCAGCCGAACTGATGGGCAAGCAAAGAAGGGTATATGAAAAGGTGATTATCACACCCCCTACGGATAGGATTCCTTTATCGGCATATTGTAGACTGCAGGATAGTGTAACAGGGCTTGATGTAAAGGCTGTAATAGTAGGATATACCATAGAGATGCACGCCAAAAATAACGTCATAGGCGCAGATTCTGTAACACTTGTCTTAGATGAGATGTATAGTATATAGGTATGTCTTCCAATATTAATGACTATGTACGGCCAACTACCTCTTCATCAAGGCGTGATATTAACAAGATACTTTCACTCATACATGATCTGGTAGCCGCAGAGCCAGAGGAGACAGGGCTTCAGGAGAGAATAATGTATACACCCCATGTCAAGAAAAGGACTACGGCTGTTACGTTTGGATCTCCTACTTGGGGTGAGTTAGAATACAGGGACAAGCAGTCGTTTATATGGAAAAAAAAGATACCTAGAACAGTTAATATATATAATTTAACACATGCCACATCAGGCACATTGACATTTCCTGTATCAGATACAAAGTTTGGTGCTAGGGGCGACTTTGACGGTTCAAGTTATATTACAATATCAGACGCTAATAGATTGGATGCCACAACTGGTATATCTATGGCAGGTTTCTTTTACATACCTGCTACTGTAATAGGTGATACGGCAGAACAGACCCTAATAGACAAGGGCGTATATGGACTATATATAGATCCCCATGCCACCGCACCTAATCAGATA